CATTACTTATTATCCTCCATATATTTAATGACCCACTCAACGACACTACGTTGACCGGATCGGTACATAATCTTTTCCATTGTATCGTCAGGTGTAGGGTTAGTGGGTGGGAAGGATTCTTCTAATGCATGGATAAGTCCCCGGGAGTTCATCCCAAGAACCTCAAGCATATTGGGGGAGGTTAACATTGCTATGCTCGAAGAAGGCAGGCATCCTGGCGGATTTAGTTTCAGAAAGTTGAGGGGCTTTACCCTTATACATTAGCCGATCGCTAGAATCGAGCCAAAATTTTTTGTCCAGATATCTGTCTACGGTATTTGTACCTAGTGGTTGCATTACCCAATTGATAGTTGCTTTCCTGAGCTTATCAAGAGAAGGACTGATGTTATACCCCAGCTCAGCATGAACCAGACTATTGGTAGCCACATGAATTTGTTCATCACGACTGATATCAGCCGAAACCGTTCTCATCCCAGCGTCACCATTAAAGCGGAAGAATGGTAGAAGAACGAAGAAAATTGCACGCTCGGCAACAAGCGCCTTGGTGATCGTATGATCTGGATGTGCCTCCCAAGCGGTCCGAAGCCGTTTTGCTTCCGCCTCAGCTTGCGGATCAACACCGTAAGCATTGGCGATGTAACCAAGTGCGATGTCATGGTTTTCTTCATCTTTAACGTTGGATTCCAGTATTTCACGGGCCAAGGTCGGTACTTCAGTAGAGAGGGCATTAGTAATAAAATCTCCCACAGGTAGTTCCATATGTCGCAATGCAAGAGCACGGAAGATTGTCTCCTCCGCGCCTGCTTTGCATGTACCAGCAGTTGTCTGTACTGGTGTCCATTTGCGCTTCCGCGCCATCATCTTTTCGTAAGGGTTCATTCTGCACAATCACATTGAGGTTCAGGGGTGTTCTCCAGTAGGCTGGCAAGATAATCTTCAACCTCAGTCTCTTCGAGAGCAGCGTAGGCGCTTGACTTATCTTGAACGTCGCCCATAACTTGGAGACTATAATAAAGAGAAGTCTGGGGCGATTCAAGCCACTCCTGGATAAATGCTTCATCATACGTGTTCATATCAGACCACGAGTTGAAGCTGTAACCATGTAGAAGTCCAGTCTTGTTAAGTAGAGTCATGATGCCATCGGCAACACGTTTGTAGGCTTCCCAGCCCACCTTAGAGGCGATCTCTACATCACCATAGTTGTACGTTTGTACTCCGAAAGTACCTGAGTCGCGATCAACTGTCTGCGAGATAGGCGGAGCGATTTCTGGAGTGCAAGTATAGCCATCCAGATCTGTGCTTCGATAACTGCAGGAGGCAGTGGGCGCAATAGCAAAGGCTCGAACCATTTCATTGTTGCGAGCAATGCTGGCTGCAGACTCAATGCCAGCGTTAATTTGGGTGACAAGTTCATAGGCTGCAGACCGTACTGATTCTCCTTTGTTGAATTGTTCCAACGCACGTCCAAATTGGTCATACGTCACTCCGTATCGACGAAGTAGGTTAGCGAGTCCGAGGATCCCGAGTCCCACTTGTCTGTCAGTTTCGCTTGGGAGATATTCTCCGCTTTCCCCAACACCTGTCTTACCATGGAGTCCGCACAGTTGGGACATACCTTCAGTGAAAGCGCGAGGGATGTCGTCGAATTCACAGGCACCGAGATTGACATGTTGGAGTAAACAGGTACCTCGTGAGGGCAGGTAAACTTCAAGGCAAACATTGCCTCTGATTCTTTTTCCTTCATTGTCGTATTTTACTTTGTTGAGCCAAATATCTCCCGATTTGATACCGTAGAGGAGTTCTTCCTTAAACGTACACCCCTGCCACCACTCATCGGTGATGTTGATGCATCGTTTAACCCACGGTAGTTCGGATCGAGAAGTAGTAATAAATTCAAGAGCATCAGGGTGGCTAAGGTCAAGATGACACACCACAGCTCCGTTCTTGTAGACCCCGCCGCGCCGAAGGATCTCATTTAGCGTTGAATAGATTTTGGCAAAGGAGACCGGTCCAGATGCAACCAGCCCTTTTCCATTCTCTTCACCTCTGGGTCGCAGTTTCGACAAGTGGACCGCGCAGCCTGCTCCAAAACGTAGAGCATGTGATACAAATCGCCAACTTGCTTCGATTCCATTTGGTCCCTCCATGGAGTCTTCAACAACAAATACGGTGCACGAAACCGGTAGGCGGGACGTTGGGTCATCAATCCAAGATTGGACACGTCCCGTGCGAGAAATATAAGATGCGGTCATGGGTTGATAAGGTCGTTCAAAATAGGTGGCTGGTAGTTTGGTCCTTTCAAGACCTTGCCGTCAGCACGGCGAATGGGAGTACCGTCTAATCCTAGCTTAGACATGTTGCTTTTGTGGACGCGATCTAAAGCTTCCTCCAGATCCCATTCCATATTTTCAGCATATTGAAAACAAACGTAGACAAGATCTGTAAGTTCTTTTAGTTCGTTTTCGTAGGGTTCATTGTAAAATGCAGAGCGAAATTCTTGGTACTCTTCATCGATCAAACCCAGTTGCATAATCCGGTTGTCCGGACTGTTCTGGATCCCATACGCTGAACGGAATTGAATTGCTTGATCGCTCAGACTGTTCGACTTGCAATGTTGTGTGGTAGAGTTCATTTTCAAGGTAGTGGATAGCCTTTTTAAGATCCTTCTCTTTCGATTCAGAAGACTTGTAACCGGCTCTGCAAATATATTTAACAGCATTGCCGAGGTGATAGTTGAGTTGTTGGTCTCGAATAAAGTCCCAGACCTCTATGGCTCCTCGTGTGTAGTGGGCGGGTGAATCGGCCATTTTTTAACTAAATTGCTGACGGTATTAGATAGGACAAAGTTTTGTTTTTGCAGAGCTAGAAAGACAGTAATAATGTCATCTTTCTCTGAGTCAGGTAAAAGATCATTTAACCTTCTCATCTTTAGATCCTGCTCCATCGTCAACTCGGTAATCGGCGGCGGGGGACCAAAGAATTGGTTGTTGCTTGTCAAAGTCATAGTCAGATGCTGTGAGGATCTTTGCGAGTCTTGCATTTTCAAGTGCGACATCTTCGGAAAGATCTTTCTCAGCAAACGCTTGAACGACAGTCTTCCAAGAATACCCTTTTTCTTCAAAGAGGGCGATTGCACGTTTAATACCAATACCGGGTACACCGGCGTAGCCATCAGTCTGATCTCCTGCTAGTGTTTGTATAAGGTGCCACTTCTCTCCCTCTGCCTTTTCCACATTCATCATTTCTGACATGTCAAAGAGGCGACCTGGGATCTGGCGCATGTCCTTGTCCGGTGAGCAGATACAACACCTGCCCTGGTTCTGTGTAGCATAAATACCCAAGGCATCGTCAGCCTCAAGCGTTGGCATGATAACAACTTTATACTCAGTCTTGAGTTGGTTGATCACACGTTTGTAACCACAAGGTTTCTTGCGATTGCGATGCCCTTTGTATGCGGGCTGGATAGATTTACGAAAGTTTACACTGTCGCTGAAGAACAGAATTAGTTCAGGTACATCCCAAAGAAAGTTGTTGACAATTTTGAGAAGCTCACGCTTAACGTTAGCATAGGCTTCACTGAATTTACTTGTGACTAGAATTACATCATCACCCCAATCAATTTCTGTTTCCGCTCCGGCACAGCATTTGTAGACCACGTAATCGGCGTCTACAAGTAACTTCACCTGCCTTGTCCTCGGTAAGTTTTTTTACCACGTTTGGGCACAGAGTTACGTCCGCTGCCTTGGCGGGTTTTCTTGGCGACTGACTTGATTTCAGTCTTGTTTTTCTTGCTGTACATTAGTGGGTTTCACTCCAGTTTGTTCCGTTTGTTGCTTCAGCGTCGATTCTGATACGCATGTTGTAGTACTCCCCAGCCGCCGTAGCTGAATATACCAGGGATGTAGATAAGTCTCCGACGTGCTCTGGGACACACTCGAACTGTAGTTCGTCATGAATAAATCCTAATTGTGAGGCACATATCTGTGCTTCTTTCATTGTCTCTTGGTTGATTACCATCCACCGCTTTGCGATGACACCAGCACCTGACTGCAAACAGTAGTTCAGGGCTTTGTGAGGCGAATCAACAGTAACTTTTCGTCCATCGATAGACTTGATGAACCCTCTTTCTGCAGCTTGTTTAATAGCCTTGAGTAGAGCATCCAGTCCATCAACCGCGTCAACATACGCTGCACGAATCTCTTTTCCTTTCTTTTTTGCAGCAGTGGTCGAAAGCTGTGGGTCATAAGAATGTCCAATTTTTTCGTCACCTGCACCATAAAGAAATGCGTACGTGACGGTCTTTACTTGTCGTCTTGAGATCCCGATTTTATCGGCGTTAATTTGATGGATGTCATCCTCAAGTAGTAGCTTGGCGTATCTTCCTTGATCATACCTTGCAAGATAATGAGCGAGCATACGGAGCTCAATACCGCTAAGATCAGCGCCGACCATACGTAAACCCGGGCTTGGTATAAAGAGTTTTCTAAATCTTTCATCTGATGGAACTTGTCCGAGGTTGGGGTTACGGTGGGCGCAACGGAATGTATTAGTCGCTACACTACAATGGTGGTGAATTCTTTTAGCACTCGTACTCAACTTCAGCCAGGCGTTCGCGCCTTCGCTGATCATTCCAAGCATCTTCGTTATCGTCAAAATCCGGAGGAACATCGTCGCTACTTCCGAATCCATCTCCTTTAGGATCACCTCGTCGATAACAGGTTTCCCAGTAGTTGTCTTCTGGCTTGGAGTCCAGCCATAGAATTGTTGCAAGATCCATGATATATGGTCCCTTGATGATGTGTTGAGTTCTTTCAGTCGAGTAAAGGGTGCACCCTTGACATATCCTTGCGTGCGGTTATCTCGTTTAGGAGTGAATTCCGATCCTCGGACGAAAGGGTGCCGGTTTCGTAGTAGTTCTTCAGTTTCTCGTAGTTCTTTGGTGAGAGAAGATGCAAGTTGCCATGCAGCGTTCTCATCAAAAGCCCATCCATGAATCTCCTGCTCGGTAAGGATTTGTTGTACTTCGTGTTCTAGCGCGACCCATTTAGGTAAGGTTGGAAGTGTTTCCATAGTTTGGTGGTAACGTGAACGTCTTGTATGCAATAATCTTCCATTTCCTGTGACCAGTCCGCCCAATCAGAAGTGGAACCGTAGTCACCTTTCCGTTCATCTAATCTGTATCCGTAAGATTCAAGTGAGTGTTTGCCGTACAACTTAAGAGGCATACCATCCCAGGTACGCTTCTTATCCAAGTTAATCATGTTCGGATGGTAAAGTCTGCTAAGTAGTAGAGTATCCACCACATGAGCAGGGTTGCTAAACCAAGGGTAGAGTTTACGGATAACAGGTAGGTCGTAACCAATAATGTTGTGACCAATAACCCTGTCCGAATCCTGTAATCTTTGCAAGCCTCTTGGTATCGGCTCACTAGACCCAGTGTCGTTATACGCAATTGTTTGATCTGTCGAGAGATCGTGGATAGCAAGGCAATGGATGGTACTAACATCATGAAGCAATCCGTTTGTTTCTATGTCAAAAATTAGACTCACTTCCCATTCCATCTGAACGTTTTATCTTTGAATTGAGCACGTTCAATAGCTTGGGTGGTAGGTGGGTTAGGGCGTTTGAGTTCCATACAATACGCAAGGTAATCAGAAGTCAGTTGCGGCGTTGAACTCCGGTTCTGGTTGGGTTTCATAGAATTTACAGGTAGGTAGATCATAACTTAGCTGACACGCGATGCCAGTTTCCCCTGAATATCGATTCTTGAGGATTCTAACAGTCGTATCAGACTGTTTGCCTCCACTCTGCTGATCGCGTTCGAGTCCAATACATGCGTCAGATAGCTGTGCAATCGCTGCAGAGCCTCTGAGCTGTCCAAGTGTAACACGTGCTCCTTCCTCATGATTCTGATCCGATGATGTTCGTTTGAGGTGAGATACAAGAAACAACGCAATACCTGTGCGCTCCACCAGTGATCTCAATTTAGTCATGGTGGTGTCGATCATTCGTCGTTCGTCTCCGTCAAGCCCAGAAAGGAGGATGGAGAGGTGATCCAGGAAAATGATTCGACAGTCGAGACCTGATGCCAGGTACTCAATGCGATTATAGATAACATCAGGATCATAGCTCCCGAAGCCATCAAAAAGATACAGGTTCCAATTAGCCATTGTGGCGTCAAAAGCCGCCGTAAGTTCTTCATGGGTGTGTTCTCCTAAATGCAGGGACTTGCCTACATGAGCGGACATCAAGCCTAGAGCCGTACGGCGGTTGGATTCTTCCAACGCCAGGTAACCGACCCGTTCTCCTTTTGAAAGAAGGTTAGTTGCAAGTTCACGACAGAAGCTGGATTTGCCGATGCCAGATCCTGCAGTGATTGTGACAAGCTCTCCATACCTGATCCCGTGAAGCTTTGATTGTAGTCCTTGAAATGGGTAGTCATGATCTGCAGCGGGTGATGGAGTGGTTACAAGATCTAGAAGAGTTTTGCCATCGACAATGCCATCAGGGCGGAACGGTTTGGCGTCCCAGATAGCTCGGCATACAGCGTCAGAGTCGTTGGCTTGGAGGGCATCTGATGCGTCCTTGTAATCGCCCTGAAGGTGGGCAATCTTGACCTTACCAGGTGGTAGTACACTAGCACACTCTTCAGCGGCTTGACGACCTGGTGGGTCATTGTCGTAAAACAGAACAATCTCATCGTAGCCTTGCAGCAGTGGGAGTTGTTTTTGTACAGCTTTTTTTGCACCAGCCGCGCCTGATGGTACAGAAACCATAGGCCATCCTGGCATACATTCTGACCCACTAGCTGCATCCATCTCGCCTTCAAAAATGACGATACGTTTACCAGTAGTAGGGTAAAGATGTTGTCCAAAAAATGTACCAGGTACCTCACCCTCATACGAGAATGATTTACCCTTTGTCTTTACTTTGGCACCTTTGACAATGCCTGATTCGTCATGATAGTAAAAGCGGAGCTTATCACCATCACGGTAGATTTTGTATTTCTCACATACTTTCTGTGAGATGTTACGCTTCTGCAGCCTTTGGGCTGAGCCTGTTATTTGCACACGTTTGGTTTCGTGAATGTGTAAAGAAGGTTCACCATCACCGTGCGTATAGTAATGGCAAACAAAGCAGTATGTGTGACCGTCATCATAGACACTCTTGGCATCTGACGATCCACACTCCTCGCATGGCTCATGAAATAGAAACTCAGAGGAGCCAGTCGAGAGGGATGTTTTGGAAGGATGTCCAGGGGATGTCATGCTTCTCGCACCACTTAGCGTATGTAGTTTTTGATTTCTTACTGATCTTATTAAACGGTGCTTGGAAGACCATACGCAAGTCAAGGTTAGGATTTAACTCCTTTACTGCCTTGATCTTACGACGGTCAGCAGGTTCCCAGTAGCCCTTACATTCCAACACGACACCATTAGGTAACACGAAGTCAGGCGTGTAGACGTGCTGGATGATGTAACGGACTCTAGTTGTTTCGTACTCGTACTTAACACCAAGATCGACAAGCAGATCAGCAACCTTTTCTTCGAGCTTGGATCTAAATGCCATCAGTCGTCCATGTTTTTTTCGATGATAGCCTCTACAACTTCAGTTACAGCACGAGATATATCGTACTTGAAGTCATTTTTATCAGCCTTGTAACGGGTGACACAAATGGGAGGCAGTTGGATGTCCAAGGTACCTTTGTAGATACCAGTAACTTCATCTTTGGCAACGGTGAATTGAAAATCAGAAGTCATCAGACATGTCCTCAGGGATAACAGTGACAACAGGCTCATTAGCTTTAAAGCCTTCAGTCTTACCGAACAGAGCAGCTACATCTTCAGCAGCCATATCGCCAGTGTCTACACCAGCTCCTGAATTGAGAGACACCAGTTGTACACCAACCAGTTTAAGACTCGTGCCGTAAGTGACTCCATCCTTGAGGATATAAGGTTTTTGATAGAACGCCAGCTTAACTCGGCTACCAGAATACATGGGCGTATTCTCGTCTGTGACAGGTGTACCTTCGGTGTCAACGACAGGCGGTCGGTTGTCTTCATTCCAGCTAAACTTAACTTTGAATTGACCTTCAGCAACCTCTTCCCATGGCTCAGGCTTTAGGGTAGAACGCTTCGGGTTCTTCAGTTTAGATTGTGCCCATTCGAGAGACTCAGTACGGTCTTCCTCCAGGGCGTCAACCATGCTGCCATCAATGAGAGCAGACAGGGAATAGCCAAACTTACTTGGCTTCAGTACAGCTTGATAACCTTCGAGGATGACAGGCTGTTCGGTCTTGTGGATAGTACGGGGCATTAACAGAAAAAATAAGTGGATTCAATCACGGATTCTGGTTGCAGATCTCCGATGATCGGTGGTTCAGTCTCCGCTCCTATTTGGTGAGCGAAGTCTCGCAAGTAATCATGCTCTGCGAAGAGGTGCATATATGTCTCTCGTACGATTGCACCAAGAGAAGACATATCGGTAGCGCGACACAATACAGAATCATGAATGAGAGCGATCGGTGCGTCGAAACGAAGCGCAGAAAGGTGGAGGAGCGAAGCATCGAGTGAATGGATTAGATTCGGTGCTGTTGCAGCTTTATGTTTGTTGCGATCAACCGTTTCAGTTTCACCAACAGCAACATTTACTCTGCAACGACCAAGCAATTGTAAGTCAAGTTGTTTAATCTGTGCTTTCATTATACGTTGGTTTACAACAAAACCGGACGGTGTTACCCATTTTAGTTCTTGCTCCCCACGTGTAATTGCCTTAGCAACCTCAGACTCAATCCAAGACATGACAGCCATAGGACCAGGTACGACCTCATCCATAGCATTTCTAACAGCGACCACAGTCTTTGTTAAGTCGTCTTTGTTGATCTCAACACCTTTCTCCTTTAGTGCGTCCTTGATGTACCCACGGTTGCTGAACGGTTTAGCATTGTAGGGTACGGTCATTACGACACGCTTTACAGTTTTCCTATCCATGTAAGGTTGGATAGACTTAGGACAGTATGGTGTAGCAGTGTTAGCTACGACCTTGTAAGCATCTTGTGGGCGGTCAGATGGTAATACATTTACCAACTTAGCTGTGCTTCGATCTCTTGCCAAACCTGCTAATATTTGCAGACCACTACAAGTAGCATCTGTAGCAACAGGCAGGTGTGTAAAGTGACGATCACATTTTAGCACACAATGATAATACTCGTCACATGCTGCAAGAAATTGCCAAGGTTCGTCAGCAGTTTCCCATTCGTGAATGTGAAAGATGGGATCAGAAGCGACACAAGATATAAGATGTGTGTTGTTCTTTACCCACTTCAAACGATCAGACATAGTAGCTTTATCAAGACCATATGTAGTGGCTACTTGAAATGCTAACCAATCCTCTGCTTCAGGTGTCATGTACGACCCATCAGCAAATGTTAACAAACTTTTTCCAAAGTCTGTATCTTGGGGTGTGAGAAATGCAGGAATTGGGTAGGCTCTACCTCTGTAATCAAACGACCACGGAATGTAGAACTTATCTATGTCCTTAAATCTATTCACTGCTTCCATCGTCAAACGAGTTCTACAGTTTCGTTTGTACTCTTGTGATTGTAAGTCTCTTACCGCAGAAGCTGCTCGACAATACTGTTTACGAGATTCTTTGTTCTCTGCAATGTCTACTGGTTTGGGCGGTAAGTCGTAATGGATAATAGGGAGGAACTTACCTACTTGCCGTTCCATTCTTTCTAGGTCTTTAGCAACCCCTACAACAAAAGGGTTTAGTTTGTAGGCAACCTTCTGAATCTTGTTTAGAAATTCAATTGGTGTTTCCCCCTGTATACAGTGGTGGTGTCCACGCCTTACCATGTCGTGACCACGCATAACCTCATTTAGCAAGTAACCACCGGATCGGTCTCTATCCCAATCGTTTGGTTCTATAAGCATTGGGTATGCAAGAGGTGCGAATAGTTCAGCATCTTTCATTACCTGGTCTTTCTTTTCAAGAAATTCAGGCGTAGGTGCAATGACATGTTGTTGCTTAGACCCAATCTGGACTTTAATTTTTTCAAACCAGTTACTTGATACCATGATGCACTCAAGCAACCATGTACCTAATTTAACACGATTAGCTCTCCCCCAAGCCGACCAAGGTTTAACATCAAATCTATTCCAAATTGTTTGTATGGAAGTTAGTTTTTGTTCTGTACCTTTGGAACGGTGCCAGTAATTTTTTTTAAGTGTTGCAAGTAATGCAGGAGCTTCTGATTCGTAATAACGCATTTGACATTCAGCTTCAACAGCTGATCCAATCGCATCACACACATCAACCATGTGATCGCTACCTGGTTTCACTGAAAACACCTTGTCAAAGGTAACTTTTGTTGCAATTGCTGCTGATGCTAAAGGCTCAAGATTACTGACGTATTTTTTAACTAAAGCGAACTGACCAATACCACGTGTCAACCTATCATGTGAAGTCTCTTTAATACGTTCAACCACAACAGGCAAGAGCTGATCGATAGAAGCAATGCCGTAAATAGTAGCGGACGCATAGCTTTTTGTTTCTAAATCATTAGTGTTTTTATGTAAACGTTTTAGACCTTGCTTGATTTGTTCTCGTTCAAGTTTAATTTGTTCGTCAATTTGGGCTGGTGTAGGCAATAGGCTCCTTGGTAGCTGCGTCCTTGAGTTGTGTGTATGTGTTTAGATCGTAACACTCAGCGAGTTCAGGATATGCCTCGCTAAGTTGCTCGAACTGTTCAAGATTAATCAGGCTCATTAGATTTAACGGGTGAAATGTGACGCAACTCATCCTCTGTACAGACAGTAAACTCTGCCTCTTCAGCGATAAGTTGTTGGATGCGTTTTTCGGCGGCGTATGTTTTTTGGTAAACGTACTCTTTGATTTTACCTTTGGTATTTGTTGCGCGGATGATACAACACACTGAACTGGGAATCTCCCAGCCGCGCAGTTTCCAATCTTCAAACTCTTCCCACGTAGGTGTGGCAAGATATTCTTCGGGCATGTCCATCCATGCTTCCCAATTATTGGGGAAATAGTTACCACTCATCGCAAAGTTTTACATCTTTAAGGAACTGCGTGCCACCGGACAATTCAGCAGCAGCCCATGCGGCGTGCTCCAAATCGGGTGCTAAAAGATAGCGCACCTGACCGTCAGTTTGTGTGTATTGCCACTCTTTAAGAGAGGAGTTCTGTAACCTCATTAGTTTTTTTCCTCCTACGTGCTGGACGTGGCTTTGGTTTGGGTAGGTAGGATTCACGATGTGCAAGTTCAGTGTATTTAGCGTGCCACTGGTGTTCCTCACCGAAGTAATTTAACCAGCAGTAGATTGCATTGCGGATGAACCAATCATCATCCTTGGGTGGTGCTACGTTTGCCATAGTATTTAGATGTAATGCGGTTTGAGCGTTGCCAAATGATAGCAGTGCTGAACAATCCTACCATACCGACAACGGCTAGGATGATGTTTGATTCGTTCCAGATCATTGTTCCTGTGTTAATGCTTGATTGAGACGGTTAAGAATTACTTGCCAGAACTCTCGGTCGTAGTATTCGTCGTGACGGAGATTTTCTTCAATGTTGTAAGCAATGGCTTGAGCGTCTTCAAAGTCAATAGAAATCATTAGTAGCTGCGTCCTTGGGATGCGTGAATGTGATGAATGTGGGTGACAAAGAGAGGCGACAATAATGCCGCCTATCTGTTATTGAACGCGACACATTTGCCGCTATGTGTTACTTAGGGGCAACGATTGTGCCCGCTATTTAACATTTTACCAGTGACGATTGAAGATGTAAACCTCACCATCAAACTCAACTTCGAAGAAATCATGTCGCAAACTCTGGTGCCAAATCAGCTCATAATCAATAGCAGTTTGCAGCCATGTTGGGAGTTGACTGATAACGTCAGAGTAACAATCGTTGATAAAATCATCAACAAATGTTGACACGTCTGGATAACATCCGAAGTAAGAATCTTCAAAGTCTTGCACATTAACGATACCATAACCTTCCAGCTCGTGACGGAATAGATCCGTGCGAGTTACGCTGTCAATATCAAGATGATTCGCGAGGAATTGTTGAAACTCAGTGAGTGTCTCAGGCATGATGTTTGTGTTGTAAATGTGCTGTTTGATGAGTGACAAGAATTAGGCAGCGATTGGGAAGCAGCTTACACCTTTGGTTTTGCAGTTGTCGTTAACCCACTTACCAAAGGACTTGACATTGTAGAAGATAACGTCAAACAGTGCATCCTCTTCGATGTTACTGTAGAGATACTGACTGCCACCTTTGTAGGTAACGAGAGCCTGATTTGTTGCAGGCGAGATCTCAAGTTGCTCGATAGAAGAAGATTTGATGGTGTTACGTTCAGCAGGGATAAAGAACATTTGTGTATGTGAAATAGGTGGATAACGTAGACGTGAAGTCTACATTGAAGGCACGGATGCCCTCAAGGTAAACATCAGGCAGCAACCATCAATTCAGCGTTCATACGCTCAAGTTCGCAGCAAGAATACTTACGCAGCTTAGGGTTAAGAATACCGTCTAGCTTATACTTAACACGAGCGGAACGATTGATATTCTCGTTAACCCAGAAACCTAGGGACATGTTAGGATTGAGAATCAAGTTAACGATAGCACGACGGCTAACATTTTTGAACGTGTAAGCATGTCCAGTCATGAATAAAATCTCAACTGTACCTGTAACTGGGTTAGCGAACATAACATCGACAGCATCAGAAGAACGAAGAGCGATGAGTTGATTACGAAGCATTTGTGAATGTAGAATAGAGTGGATAAGTAGCGATGGCTACAGTAGACGCACGTATGCGTTTAGTGTAACAATCAACAGTGAATTGACATAAACTCGTCAAGAGTGTAACCGTCGCCGGTATCTGTCTCAGCGACAAGTTCAGAAACTGACAACGTGTTGAGATAAGCGAGATAATCTGATGCTGACATGTCGACGTCAGGATCGTAGTCGTCATGGATGAGAAACTCGTACTCGTCTTGTAGTGCAGAGATGAGCTGATCGCGTGTGTATGTCATGCGTTAAGTATGGCAAAAAATGAGGCAGAAGTCAAGAGGTAGTGGACAGTTTACCAATTGACTTGCCAGGTGGAGAACTGTGCACCTTCAGCACGAGCAGCACGAGCAGCAGCAGCATTTGCACGCTCGCGAGCGAGACACTTGGCAGCGATAGAAGCGAGACGCTCATCAGAGGCGTACACACCTTGGGAGTTGAAGCGGATGGGTTGTTTGTTTTTCATGCTGTTAGTATGGCAGAGATCAGGTGGAAAGTCAAGCGTCAGTGTGCACTTTGCCAGTCGTCACACTCGTTGTTGATAGCGTCGAGGTACGCTGCAAAATAATGAAAACTCATGTCATTGTTGTGGCAGTCGTTAACACCACCGTACCACAACACATCAACCTCTTGATCGTAAAGTTCTTGCTTAGATGTCAGTGTGATGTTCTCATCGCACATCATGGAATACCTCGATTGAGTTAGTGACAACAATGCCGTTTAGTTTGGCTGGTTTGTTACGCTTAGCGCGTTTCTGTGTGTTACACCATAACAGCGTTTTGATTGGCTTACCGCCGCGTGTGAATGTGACGTCTTTGAGTTTAACTTTGCTCATTATCAATTACGAGAGAAGGTGTAACCGTGCTCGAACTCTACAGTCTCATTGTTGTCAGTAATGAACCACTCATAGTTCTTCTGAAATACACCGCAACGTGTGCCAACACACAACCCGTTGATGATAGCATTGAGGCGTGATTTAGTCGTGTTTGATTGCCAACCACCATCATAAATCTCAACGCTGTTGTTGTCAATCGTAGCGATAAGATTCTTGTGCAGGTATACACAGCACACATCACGTGATGGTGAATACATCACCTCTGTGTTGTCTTTACGCCAGTCATTCTTGTTAATAACTGCACTGCACATTTGTTCTTCGATGAGTCGCATGTCTGTTGTTCGCTTGACTATGGATATAGTATTGCACAGCTCAGCGCCGAAGTCAACAGGTAGTGGACAGTCTGTTTACTGGCGCTCTACTGACGGTAACACGCAAACGTAACGGATACGTGTGCTTAACGCATACAGATGTTCCCACCTTTTTCCACAACTTGTGGATAACTATGCACACTAATTAACACTAACTGTTTGCCGCTCGCGCTACGCGCTCGCTCCCGGATTGCACAGTAAAAAATATATTTCCACGGGACAATCACGGGACATAAATAGAGCGAGCGTAGCGAGCGGGCATATAATAATATCGACAACGATTTAATTTGTATTTATAATACCCCCAATGGGGGATTTATTTGTAATTCTTATTATAATAGAGGGTTCACAAATTTTTGTCATTTTTTAACGCCTCTTTCTCCCTCCAATACGGTTTCCGCGTCTTAAACTCAATATAGTCATTAACATAAACAGGTAAGTACTCCCAAACCCGTACACAGTTGTGAAAACTGGTAGGATTAGCAGTACAAACCTTTAAAAACAAAATTAGAGACTCCATGCTGCCTTTGAAATAAGTGGGAACTGCTCTTCAAACAGCTTCTTACAGCCTTCTGCGACCAATTTATGCTCATGTTGGGTACCATTAGCGGTACGAAGGTCAATATAGTGTATCCAGGAGCGCAGGGTACCGTTCATGTACATTTTAGTGGGTGTTGAGAGCGGTAAAACGTCTCTAGCGCACTCTTTAGCTACACCAGCTAACAACATCTCATTATACAGGTTCTCACTAAGCTCAAACAAGCTATTCATCTTGATATTAAACTCATCTACTGTAACTGGATCTAAGTTATCAATACTATTTTGTCTATTCTTAGTATCTTGACGGCGGAGCGCCGGTATAACGGCAGGTTTCGCCACTTGAGCGTACCTTTGACTAAACTCTTGGAAACTAAAGCTACGGTGACGTAGTATTTGAGCAGCAACACTTCGGGTTGTCTCAATCTGTACGCACATATTCACCATTTCAAAGGGTGACCAGTGTTTATGTTTAATCAAGTACCTAATCAAACGTTCTGACTCGGGGTTATCTTGATTAGCAGGGTTGGACACCCTAGCCATATACGCTATAAGTTGTTCAGCATCTGGGGTGGTGTGTACTAATGATACTGTATGATACATGTAAGAGGTGGTTTAACGTAGTTGGTGGTAGTATTTATAAGATGAGTACGGAAACGAATCATCAGATAAAAGAAGGAAGGAGGAAGGTTGTCGTTAAGACAACCGCCGAGTTCCTTCCTTCGCAGAAGTCGGGTCCACCCTTCCCTTCTCCTGTATACAGTGGTGGTGTGTTTAAACCCAGGTAGGGACTGAGTTCTTAGTGTTACCTTTTGCTTGTTGTCTTTGGTCGTAATTCATACCCAAAACCATGTGATTTGCAGAGGATTGTGGGTCGTCAATAAACTCTTCTAGCATCTGATTCCACTCCATACGTTTACGTTCTTTGATTGCTTCTTGGGCTGAAATACCCATAGCATCTGTAAAGTATTGGACACCTTGAGCTAGACAATCAATTCTGTCGTCATGTTTAACCGCACCTTTCTCACGACACATTCTACTCATTTGGTAGAAGAGCATGTACATCAGTCGCTTTTCAGGGGGTTCATTGGGATTAGATTTAAAGTCCCATTCAATAACTGATCTGTCGATAACGAGTCGGTGTTGATTAAGGACGGGTTCAAGGGAATCGATGATTCGATCTTCTTTTCTAACTGTTGCACGGACTTCCTCAACATCCATTCTTTGATTTGTCTGTTGTAAATGCTTACGGAACAGCTCACTAACAAGACCATCGCCAAAGTTAGTTTCCACCACAAGTTTAGATACTTCATATTTTTTACAACCTTTTAGAATGTCCAGTAATGTGTTGTCTGAGTATCCGTCTCGGTAAGCACGCATTTCGTGCAAGTACA